CAGAACTTGATTTTGCAACTTTGCGATCTGATCTTGCAATTCCTTGATGCGGCTCGGGCCTACACCATTGTCTTGGGCATGTTGAAGTTGATCTTTGAGCTTTTCATTCTGATCTGTGAGACTTCCTTTGTGAAGGACAGAATTCCAGAAGTTGGATGCCTTTGTTGCCAGATCGTCAAGCAGTGTTCCAAGAGGTGTAAGCTGGTCTTTCAGATCATTGGCGCGTTTCTTCTCTTCCTCAGCAAGCGCTGCAATAGCCACTTTAGAGGCTGCGGCATGCTCACCTTCGCGCTCCAGATTAATGATATGCGCGAGTACTGTAGGCTCAAGGAAATGTAGTTGCTCATCAAGTTGCATGGCAGCGTTCGACACATCTTTAAAACCTTTGTCGGTAATCTTCAAAGGATTACCAGCGAGCTTTTCAAATGCAGCAGCAGTCTTTTCGATTGCAACACCACCATACTTTTCAAGGCCAACAGCAGCCTCAGCAATCATATTGATTTGATCTGCTGTAAATTTACCAGTTGATGCCAATGAAATCACGGCTTCACGGGCTTTGTTGAATTCGCCATACGCAGAGCCGATCTGGTTAGCCATCGTATATAGAGCATCTCCCGTAGCTCCAGCAGACTGCCCAGTCAGAACAAGCTCCTTATTCATATCTTTCAAGGCCGCTGCACTTCTGCTATATGTATAGATAGCAGTGCCAAGAACAACACCTACTGTCACAATACTTCCAAGCAGCACACCGAAGGAAACACCAAGAGCGCTTGCTGCATTGCCTAATGCTTTCCACAGAGGCGGCATAACGTTCATACGCTCACCAAGCACCAACAAAGAACCGTAGAAACGGTTAAGCTGCCCTGTTGCAAGCTCGTGTGTAAGCACAAGCAACTCACGAGATGTACCGGCAGTGGCGAGGCTCAACCCTTCATGAGCACCTTTAGCGTTTTTAATTTTGTTGATGTATTCGTCAGTTTGACTCGATACACCAAGCTGTGCTGCACGAGCACGAAGTTGTTCTGCACTATACTCGCGCAATTCTTTTGTGGACATACCGATTGTATCAGCTTGACGCTTTAAGGCCGACACAAAAGCATCAACATCTCTGTTCAAGCCGTTTGCTTGTGTCTGAGCTTGCCTTAGTGCAGATGCCTCTTCGCGTGCCGCTGCGGCTGCATCCTTCCAACGTTGAATCTGTCCGAGCATGTCAATTTTTTCCATCTGCTCTTTGATCTTAGCTGCCATTTTTGCAGCTTCATCTTGAGCACTAGAAAAGGTTTTAACGCTGTTTGTAAGTGCGCTATACTGCCCAATAGCTGCTTGGGCTGCATCCACCCTGCCGATTTTAGATGTTTTCTTCTCAGCGTTCTCGCCAGCAGCAGCAAGATCGTTGAGGGCTTTTGTTGTGCTTTCCACCCCTTCCGATAAAACACGGACGGTTAGGCTAGAAGCCTCAAGACTCATTGGTATTCCCTCTCAAAAGACGCATTTGCTCCCTGAATTGCAAAGCTTGTGCGATATGGTCAATCTCATCTTCCTCCTTCTCCGCAACATATGGCGCAGGACGTTGAGGGTCTGTTGCTTTATGAGACTCTGCACAATAAGCTTCAGACATTTTCTTAAGCAGTTCTTTTTCGTAGAGCATCAAGTCTAGTTCATTGACCTCAATAAAAGCCTTAATCTCTTGCCAACTCAAGGGTATTAATCCAAATCCCGATTGAGTGCACTGTCCAGAATTGAAAAAAAGTCCAAGCAGATAAGCCCACTGCTCCGGGACTTCCGGTAATTGGACCTCCACTTGGACTTTGATTAGATTGCCTTCATCGTCACGCTCGCCCAAAGAATTACCTTGGGCTTGCTCAATACGACTTTTCTTGGACTTTTCTGGCACGGCCCCTAGCCAAGCCAGTTGCCGCACATAGAGAATAAGAGAACTGCTTAGTGTTTCAAAAAACCTTGGACATCCGAGATAGCAGCGTTAACTTGATCTTTCACCCAGTCAAAACGTGCATCGGAGTACAGCTTGCGGAAAGCTTCCGCGTTGTCAACAGCGGCACCGTCCATCGTCAGGTTGTCAATCTTAACGGACAGAGCGACGAGGAATTCAACACTCTGTTCGCGGATTTCTTCCGGGGTCGCTTCACGCTTGCCGCGCTTTGCAGCCTTCTTCATCATTGCGTCAACAGCACGACGGTAGGCTTGCGATGCGGTGCCCTTCACGGTAACTTGCACAGGCTTCGATTCCGGGTCTTCATTTTTGCCAACAGGGGCAAACAGCGGCACCTCAGAAACAGGGTGAACCAGTTGTACAGTAGTTTCATCCGACAGAGCCAGCGAGTTAAGTTCAAAAGTCATGGTAGAGTTCCTTAAGTATGTTATAATTGCCTTGTAGGCGGGTTTGAGCTATGTTGCTCATTAGTGCTTCTTCTAAAAACTCTTTCATAAGAATGCTTAGAAGAAGAGAGGGCCGAAGCCCTCTTGCATTACGGTGCCGAGACTGTGATAACAGGGCTATCCAGTTCAACTTCGATGTTGCTTTGCAGAATCGCATCAGCGTTCGAAACGTTGGTTTGCATGCTAGTGACAATACCTGTAAAGTAATCCGTATCACCCAGCGCAGTAGGCAGAACAACTTTAAACGATCCCGAGGTGCGGGCAGCAAAAGCTGTTGTCAGTGCGGTGATATCGGCGCCTTTGTGACGTGCAGCGGTAACCGACATCGTGCCGTAGTCCACCGAACCAGCACGCTTAACAACCGTAGCAGTGTCGATGGGGATGTGTTTTTGAACAGAGGTTTTGCCGCCGTATGTGCCGAGCGACGAAACTTCACCAATCAGAACCCAACCTGTGACTGCTGTGTAACCAGTGTTGTCGTAAGTAGCAGGCAGCGTAGGCGAAAAGTACAGCTTTGTTGTTGCGCTAGTGATAGCAAGAGAACCAGCCATTTTATTTCCTTTAATAATGATATAATTAAACTTGCAGGATATAAGAGACTTACATCTCCTGCCTATATTTTACCCTCACTGCACACCATAAGAATGCTGCATCAATCATGATAGCGCTGCTATTAGGTGTTTGTTCTACAGAGAAAGTTTGGTACAACTCTTTTTGATCGAAAGGGAAAAGAGACACAACAGCATCCGATAATTCTTCCAATGCTTTTACGCCTCGCCCATTCGGAACATAACAATTTATTTGAAACACACCTGTTTTGCGAATTCTTGATCCGTCTACTGTCGGATTCATTGTAGAGGACGCTAGAAATACTATTTCAATCCAAGGTGTACTGTTCGGCTTATTAAAAGGAACACCCTCATAAGCTACAAGAACTTCCGTTGGCTGAGCTTTTGCAAACAGTGTGATCGCGCTCTCTACTTCCTGACGAATATTCATGTTATAATTGCCCTTTCATCGCAACAAAGCTAGAAGCTACTGGAGCATAGAACCTGCGCATACCTGTCCAAGTCCAACCACTCATCGGGTCTTTGCCAGCCGGCCAACCTGCATACTCAACCCTAAAAGCGTAGTTAAGATTGTTGGACAGCGTAACGAATCCGTCCTTTTGGAAGAACGCATTAGACTCTTTGATTATGCTGTCAATCCTAGCCAAGCTGTCGCTGCCGTTGCTGACAGCGCCGGACACAGTGGTGTCGTAGCCATTTACAGAAGGCCACCAGTTAGCGACGAAATGCCCTGCGACATAAGGTCCGTCACCTACGTGGGGAGAATTGTTGACGATCTTGTAAAACAGAGTGTAAGCAACAAAGTTAATCTTGGTGTTAACTTCTTGTTGTACACGTTGAATGTTTGATTTGAGAGAATCTGTGAAGCTTCCCATACATCTCCCTATAGATCAGAATTATAGCACTAAGCAACAATCTTGTCAATTTATGGTCGTTTACGAACGGTGAACGTGTCTGTTAGCAGAATTTCTTCGTCATCGTTAGAGTTAATAATACTCAGAACATACTTGAAAGTTCCTATACGGTTGACAACGCCCCCTCCATCGTAATCAAACTTGACTACACCTTTACTGTAGACTCCGACAATTTTCGACATTGGATCAGATGAGTCCGAGAGAAGTGTGAGGAAGAAATCGTACCTCCCATCCTCAACTACAACTCCAGACTCTTTGTAAGAAATTTTAAAAACATCAGGAGTTGTGTCCCCCTGAAGTCTTACCAATTGTCGAATACCATATTTTGCAGGTGTTGCCTTTATTCCAGTCACCGGAAAACTGGGACGAAAACTTTTAACACCTTCGTCTCCCGGTTGCTTCACAATAACTTCACAAGGAATACTCATAGATCACCCAATGCCAAATATACTGTTCTTTCATCCACCCTAGGGGGAGTAGAGTCAGTTGTGATTTTACAAGCCACTGATGCTGTGTTTCCAGCACCACCTGATACAAAAACTGTCGCCCTGCTACCAGATGCATAGCTTCCTGCATTTTCTACTCCGCTGAGTGTAAACACCACATTGGCAATAGATGGATTGCCAATATCCGCCAACCACACACTCCAATCAAAAGTGATATCAATTGTGGATGTTGGGTCTTTTGTACCCAGCGGCTTTAGTGGATTAGTCATGTCCCAAAACTTACCTGCAACATATTTCGGTGCAGTCGGTTGAACCTGAATGGTCCTCGCTACGCTAGGTGCAAACACTGTAGTCGCGGCAGTTTTAACAGTTGTGGTGAGGGGTGTTGCCTTGTTCCCGGCTGCGTCATAGGCGCGTACTGAAATGTTATAAGATGTGTCAGCAGTTAGGCCAGTAAGAGGGACAGTGAGCACACTACCCAAAACAACATACGGGGCATTGTTCACGCTGTACTCGTATCCGACAACACCAACATTATCTGTTGCAGCAGACCATGAAAGGACAAACGCTGTAGACGTGATACTGCTAACAGAAATCGTCCCTGTCATAGCGGGGGCAATCAAATCTGGTGCAGCAGGAGTTACGACTGTGGTACTAAGCGGCAATGCCCTGTTACCCGCTGCATCTACAGCCCGCACCTTGAAATTGTATGTGGTGGAAGGCGTTGCGGCAAACGTGCTATATGTAAGAACATTACCAACAGATGCAAAAGTTGTTCCGTCTGTCGCCACTTCATAGTATGCCACGCCGACATCATCAGTCGCAGCTTGCCAAGTTACAGTAAAACCTGTTGCTGTCTTATTCGAGACAGTCAATACTCCAACCATCGTAGGAATCGTCGTATCCGTAGGAGGGACTACAGCAGGCATAGGAGCCTGCGGACTTCCGCTGATAGCCATAATCGATACCGCTGATGTTCCAGGCTGAGGCAAGCTTGGCCCCACAGCATTTGAAAACGTCAAAATCGGAGCCGCGTAATTTCCCGGTGGAAGATACACGCCTACAGTATAAGTGTTAGGTGTAACCGTTGTGTTGACCGTAACGTCAGCAGTTTGTTCGATAGCACCGTTAGGGTTTGTAGCATCAACAGGGACGACAACTTTACCAGACGTAGCCTTTTCAACTGTACCGTGAATTGTCAACAACTGTCCGTCTACAGGGTCTTGAACTACCGTCAGCGCACGCGGACCTACCACCAATACCGGGGAAGTTCCAGATTGCGGCAAACTGGTTCCACCTGTTCCTGTGAACGTAATGATTGGCGCGTCATAGCTTCCCGGAAGTAGTGTTGCAGATACAGTAAAGGTGTTAGGCGTGACAGTCGTATTAACCGTTATCGGCAAATTTTGTGGCGAGATGCCTACACTGCCAGCAGATGCAACGAAAATGGCAGTACCAGATGTAGCCTTTTCCACTGTACCGTGAATTGTCAATACTTGCGCGTCGGTGAGTGCATCTTGGATTAAGCTTAATGCACGCGGTCCTACAACATCGATTTCCCCCAACGGGTTTGTTCCGGAAACAGTGTAAGACGAATTTGAGATAGAAAAACTTAATACATACCTACCAGCTGGAACTGCATTAAAAGTTGCTGTAAATGTACCAGACGACAAAGAGACAACCACAGGCCCTTGTGCAACAGCAGAGTTGTATGCAACAGAACTTACTGCCAATGAGGCTGTACCAGATGTCGGATTCCCTGTTGTAGTACCCGTCACAACCACAACCTGATTAGTTGTTGTAACTCCAGTAACAGTTGCAGTGGGTGCTTGAACAGCGGAAGGGTATTCCCAAGCGCCGATATCGGCAGCAGTACCTTGTTGGCGTACACCTGTGATTGTGGAGGTGTTACTTGCGCTAGGAGCCGTGCCTGCATCAATCAAGTCAGCCCCGGCTTTCACTCTAAAATCGTTTACCGTGTCAACAAACTGATTTGCATAAACTAGATTGGTTTTATTGTTCGTGCCGAACAGAATGTTTCCGTCACTCGCATTGTTAGAACCGATGTAGTCCGAACGTGTAGAGAATGCACTGCATCCAAATGCCGCACTGTTCTTGATCTTAAAGCCTGCGACATCACTGTCGAATGCAGGTTTTGTCGCAGCTGCCAACGAGGACAACCGAACCACTGTAATATTTTCCACCCAAGGTGCTACGCCACCAGAGAGATAGTAAGCAGCTGTGGATGTCAACCCTGTCAAGATGATATAAGTGTTTTGTAGAGTACCTGCCTTAAGCACAACTGCACGGGCGGTTGAACTGCTACCTGCAAATTCGATAAGGCAGTTATTAACTTTCGCTGATCCGATAGTACCACTAGCTGCAATAGCAGAAATACCACCGTTACCTGAAGACTTGATTTGCAAACCTTCAATTGTAACCCAGTCAACAGCACCAATGTGTTGTGCGTAGTTGATAGCAAACTTTACAGCTACGCCGTTAGCTTGGTTATACCGTAGGGCATTGTTCAGAAGGTTTGCGTTATCCTTATACCCTTGCCCAGCGGCGGGTCGAATAATCAGCGTGTGCCCTGCGTCTAGAGTCTTCCCGGAAAAAGTCCACGCAGCGGTAGGGACAAATTCAGAATCATTATACATCTCAAAGATGTATGACACATCTGCCGCTACCCAGTCATTAGGTGTTGAAGCCCACGCCGCTGCGACTGTGGAGAAATCCCGTCCAGATGCTGCTGAGCCGATCTTTAGTGTAATAGTTTGCATCACTTCCCTTTACATGTACGCTTCGTCAAAACCGTTGTACTCTAAAACCACCTCGCCTTGCGGAGTACGATGGGAGTAAATGCAGACGAATTCGGAGTTATCTTCAAGGCCGGTAATTTCGTGAAGAAGCTCAGCTTTTACAAGAACCCATTGGCCTGCCTTGAAAGTCTTTTCCCACAAAACCTCACCGGCTTCATCGCTTGTAACGATGTGCACGGAGCCACGAGTTACGAACGTTGTATGGTCGAAATTGTGCTTGTGACCCGCGCACACATCACCCTTATCTAGTGGATTAGGGCGTAGAAAGATGTTTCCAGATTGGTATTCCATATTCATTCCTTATTTGGGACCGACTTCACTAGGCGGCAACAGGGGTCCGTGCGAAGCGTACAGGAAAGACATCTTGTAAGCCAACCCCGCTGCACGCTTACTCAGATACAAATCATAATAACCTTGCATCTTTGTAATGGCGGCAGCTAGACGTGCATTCGGGTAGTCGGGGAAGTAATCACGACGAATCTTCAGATACTGCATGTACATGTGAGGACATCCGAAATGTTCAGCAGCACGATCCTGATATGTTGTGGTGAAGTCCTTGAACTGTGGCGTCTGCGGATCGCTCGGCTGGACGTTGTACGTAGGTGCGAACGGAGGTACATAGGTGTCAACCATCTGACTTTGCGTTGCCCAGTCTGCCGGGACATCAGCCACCGTGTACTGATTGATGTCGCCCTTGCCCGTCAACAGAATAGGGTAGTAGCAGTCACGCATCTTGGTGTCCAACACATAGTCAATGACAAACCTATCGAGATTACGGATCATCATGTCCAGAGCGTCACGACACTTTTAGCTGCGGGCACGCATGGCGGCAAA